CCCAAGTAGCGAAGTTGCGCCACTTCATCCGCATTGAATTTGCTGGCAATACTGGTAACAGTCGCAGCAGTAGACTTCTGAATAGTCGTATCTTCAACGGCACTCGATGGGTCAAATGGCGCTTTCTTTTTCGGTGGTTGCTCATTCACTTCAATCGCTGAACCTGCATCAAACGCCATTATTTTTCCTCTACAAATTTACCGTTTACATACCTTGCCTTATTACCGTTTGCATCCGTGTAGACCTTACCTTCAGTAAACTTAGTACCTTTAGCGTTCTTTTCTGAAATAAAGTTAGCTGCATCCGGTGTACCATAGACTTCATAAGCCTTGCGGTTTGGGTCAACCAGGCCAAAGAACGCACCGCCTTTGACTTCACCGTCAATCACCATGCTGTCAATGATTTTCTGCCGGTCATCCTGCCCCAATGGTTTGCCCCTGCGCTTCTGTTCTACCGTAATCGCATCACGTACCGCAGATTCAAACTTGAATTTCTTTTCTTTCTCAATGCCCAATGAACCGGCCGTCAGGTTGATTTGTGCATCCAGTAAAGTCACATCTTTGATTTCAGCAGGGTCTTTCATCTGCAAGTCGACCAGTTCTTTACGTGATGACTTTGGAATGTTCAGGTAGTCCAAACGCAAATCACGCTTCTTGAAGGCTTCAGGATTCTGGTCAGCCTCTTTGCGCAACTGGTAATAGTTGGCCCACAAAGCATCTTCATTCACTTTGTCTTTTTTGGCTTCAGCCCTGTCTGCTGCGGTACGGTTACGTTCGTTACGCTGATAAACTTCATCATCAATGGTGTCGCGCTGGTGAGGTGTCAGCATTGACCAGGTAGCAGCATCAACGCCGCGCCTGCCTTTACCGGAATCAATGGCAATAGCCCATGCCCTGTCAAATGCCACTTTGGATTGCTTTTCCACCATATCATCACGCTCTTTGAACTGCGTTTTGACTTCTGAAACTGCGGCCTTCAACCCTTCAGCATCATTCTTGAATTTCTCGCGGATAGTGGATAACGCTTCAATTTCATTCTGGCTATTCAGCATGACTTCAGAAACCGCATTGTTTACTGCTAGGTTACGTTCACTGACTTCAAGCACTTTGCTGACCTGACCATGTGCGGTAGGTGTCATCTGCGTACCGTAGGTATTGAGATACTCACGCGCCATTTTCGGGTTAAGGTCTGCCAACTGCTGCACTACGCCCTGATGTAAAGCACTGGTCCGCTTCAAGGTGTCCATCTGCATTTTTTCCGGTGTGTCACCGTTTTCAGCAGCCAAAGCAGTAGAAGTACGATTGATGTTATCAAGAGCGTCTTTCACATAGCTCATGTTAGTCGGGTCATCATAGGCCAGCGTAATCGCGCTTTCCATTGAAGCTACTGCGCCTTCCTGTTTTGCTGCACGTACCTGACTATCCTGCCAGCTTCCCATTGATTCAAGACTAGATAGACGAACTCCCCTTAGACGTTGAACGTATAGTTGCTTCTGCCTGTCATTTTTTAGGCTATCTAAAACAGTTTTACCGGTATCAGCCCACCATTTTTCAGTATCTTGTACCAACCCCTGAGCAGCCAATCCCCTGCGGTTTTTGGCTTCCTGCTGGTATTTAATATATTGTTCGCGTGTAGCAGCATCAGCCTTCAATACTTCAGCTTCATCCTGCTCTTTTTGAAAGGCATCTATTTGGTTAGCCGCCTGCATCAGACCGTTACCGATTTGCGCCTGCGCCTTATAGTTGCCCATATCTGCGATTAAGTTACCGCGACCGCCTGAATCTCTGGTGTCAGGTGCAGCGTTTAAAGACTGCTGCGGTAAGTTATAACGAGGTACTACCGGCATTTAGTAGGTACTCCAAGGGTCAGCGCCGGCTAGTTTTATACCGGATGAAGCATTACCTGAGTTTTTAAATGAATACCATTTGTCAGCTACTGCATTGCCTACGTTGGCTAATGCACCGGCATTGCCTAACAGACTACCTGCCGCTGCGGCCCAAGGACTTGTTGAATCGGCTTTAGCTTTGTACATATTGGCATCTGCGGTAGATTGCGCACCCTGAGAACGCCATCCCCATGCATTGCGTTTTGCGTTATCGCGGATAGTCAAAGCATCCTGCTCACCCATCCAATCCGTATCAGCCTGAATCTGCGCTGCTGAACCTTCTGAAATATCAATTCCATTGGCTGCCATGCTTGTTCGTTGTGTACCCTTTAACTGAGCAGTACGCATACGCTGACGGGTTTCTTCATCCTCGCCGCGCCGGATTGCATCCTGTGCCTGCCATTCAGCAATTTGTGCATTATTACGTGCGACTGATGCCTGATACTCGGCAGCTTCTTTCTGGCCTTGCGCCTGATTGTAGGAACTGAAGGCACTGAAAGCCAAACCTGCGGCCTGTAATCCTAGAGTTAAACTACACATGGTTAAGCCCTTCGCAACTCAAATTGGTAGAACGGCAATCCTTTTAATCCTATTGGCTTTGCCGGTAAGAATGTGAAGCCCATGAATTTAAGCCAGCGGATAGTGCGTGTATTTCTCGCATCTACAAAGTTGGTCAAATATGGATATACGCTCAACATAGCTGTAATATAATCCCGACTGTACTTAATAAACGCACCCTTATAGCGTTCTATCAGGTCAGTGCCGAGCATCCATACCACACCGGTATCAGACAGTAATGAAGGTGAACCAACACCAAAAATGCACACGAACTGACCATCGGCATAGACTGACCATTTATGATTGGAACGTTTTACGGAATGTCTGACGGTTTTATCTACATCACCGGTCATAGCTAGCAGTTCATCTATGTCAGGCTGGCGCATGTTGGCGATTAGATAATCAACATCTTCTGCTGTCGGTTCTCGCAGTTCTACCACCATGTTTTTGCGCATTATCGGCCTATTGCATATTCAGTAACCATGCTCAATAGCGTTAATGGCAACGGGTCATCCTGTTCAACTACTATCTGACCGCCGTTATTCCAAGATGGGTCAACTATGATTTCTACTTCATCCGTCACCCAATTAGGCGCTGTACCATAGGGTTCAGTGGTACGTTGTTTATACTGTCTTAGATTATTTACACTTGGGCCTGCCTTGATATTGGATGAACGGTAAACACGTATCTTCACGCTGTTTATATTCTTGACCATGCCCTGACCTAAAGCCGGACCATCAAAGCTAATCGGCAATGTCTTAATACGTGATGTATAAGCTACACCTACATGCACCAGGCTTGCAGACTGCGGCAATGTTATTTTGCCATTGGTTACTAGCAAATCTTTTACCACCGCACCATCAGCCAGTGCTACTACGGTTTCACCTTCAAGATGATATAAACCGGATATGCTGGTAGTTGGTGTGCTGTCGTAAGTAAGCCCTGAATCAACAATGAATGAATCTTCAATTGCTTCAAATTCACGGTCTGACAAACGTTCTACATACCTTACTGTAATACCGTCAATCACACGTTTAACCACGATATACAGCACATCACGGTTACCTTCTGCGACTGCCGCGCATGATTCTATCAATCCGTCTGTCTGGTGCTGATGCCATGCAAACACTTTCTGGTCCGGCATATAGGTTAATCCAAGCAGTACACCGTCACTTCTGGTAACCCATACAATAGGATATGGTGTCCTGGTCAGCGTCATATCGGTAATGGAATAGGCATCAAACAGGTGAGGCGCTACCAATGACAAGTCGCTGGACTTGAAGCCGTTAATCTCAAAGTTATAGTTCAGGTCATGGATGCGACCAGACTGATTTCTTACATAGATTGCGCTTGAACCTGTCACTACCGGCTGCACGTTGGTTGCACCGTTATAGGCTTGCGGCCTGACGGTAACAGATGAAGGTGTTAAAGCGTCACTGTTCTGTGTGCTGATTTTCCATTCACCGCCACTGGTCAATAAAATAAGTTCAGTCAATGGGATGATATGCCTGATACGTTGAACTTCGCGTGAAACGATGCGCAAGGCAATTGCGTCATCATCCTGCGTAGGAATGGAATAGTTAAGGTTTGATTCTGTCGCGCTGCGTGTCATCCACATATTCTGTGGTTTATTATTTGTACCGGCAAAGCATCTGCGCTGCTCAAAGTAAGATACTGCGCCAGGGTAGTTTCCTGCGCCTGAGAACGGATTTTGCGCCTGCGGTGGTGTACGTGTCACATCAGCAGTGATATTCTGGTCCTTGAACGTCAAACCTTCAGTCTGACCTACATACCCATAAAGACCGTTCCTGTTCTTATACACGTTGTAACGGATTGCACCGGTAGCAGCAGACCAGGTAATAGTGTTGTAGTTGCCGGAAGTGGTCAGGTTATTGGTAATCGGTGTAGTCGCAGTAGACGCAACTGATTCTTCAAGATTGTCGCTTGAAACCGTAGTCACTACATAAGTAAATGAATCTGTGCCTGTGCCTACTGTCGCTGCTGCACTCACACCGGTAGGTGCTGATACAGTCGGTACAAAACTAATCGTACTCAGTGCAAAGGTAGTAGCAGTAGAACGTCTTAACTCGCGCGGTTCATAACTTGGATGAACCAAAGTAAGCACATCGGCAGACTGCACATAATGGATATTGAACAGGTCAGCTTCAAGATAAGGACTGCTAATCTCATAGACTTTGGCTATCGTGCCGCCGCTTGACCATGCTGCATAGCCACTGGTATTAATAGGCGCACCGCGTAGGTCTGTCAGTTCAAACGTATTGGCTACGGCATTGACGTTGGAAACTATCACATACCTACCGTTCAGTTCTGTCATGCCACTGATGCCTGAGATATAGAACCAATCACCGTTTACAGGGTCAGTGCCGGAATAAGAAAGAACACCTATGCCTGCATTTGTGATGCCGGTGATGTTCTGGCCTGTTTCCAGCAATGTACCGCCATTGGTATGAAAACGGATATACTGATTGCCAAACTCCAAGATATAAGTCTGGTCGGTGGAATAGCTGAACTCGATTAGGTTTGACTGCTTATCATTGTATTTGGTCTGTAGGATATAACTGAAGCCTGCTCGATTCTGTACCGGACCATGCGGCAATACTACAAAGTTCAAACACTCAGCTAAACCGGCCTGATATTTGTCCAGGTCCAAACGACCATAAAGTTCAGGCGCTAACTCACCGCCACTGAAGGAACGCTGTAGCCCTTTCATTTCTTCATACTCGGATACATTTTTTTAGCAATATCTTTAGGAATATTTAAAATGATTCCTGGTTCTACTTTATCAAAATAATTTTTTAGTTCTTCAGCAGTCATATTTTTAAGATTTGTTTTTGATGGTGTAAACATTACTTTTCCATCTTTTGTTTCTTCCCACTTGCCGCCAACATTACCTTCTATTCCGTTATAAACAGATTGGTCTGAAAATGTTGGATGGTTCGGTTTTTTGTAGGTATCAGGAAAGTGACCGTTGTCTGATTGTAAATTCTTGCCGCTTTGCATTTCTTTCCATGCACCGCGCATGTCATAGTCATAAGAATCTTTTGTTCTATTATTTGCTAATGCCCATGCCTGAAACTTCTTTTCTTCTTCAGGTGACAGCTTTGTATTGTACTTATTTGAGAAATCGTTAGGGTCAGCTTGTGGCTGGTCACTATGCTTTGAATTACTAAAAAATGAACTAAGGTCCATGTTTATTCCTATCGAACAATCCTGCCATCAGCATCAAATACCGTACCGTAATGCTCTGAAACACCATAAGCCCCTATCCATTCAGGCTTATGGGTACTGTTTGGATTGTAGTCACGTGCACTGGAATCTTTTGATGCAGCGCTCATAAGCAGTTGCATAGCCATCTGATACATGGATTTGCCTACGCTGATGCCTTCAGAACCCTTAATCATGCTGCCTGCCATGTAATGCGCCAGCAGGTAAGACAAGGTATTGACGAATAATGGACTGAACTTGGTGGTATCGGTGACAAGTGCAATGTATTTCAGCATGGCAGATTCAATGTTGGTGTAAATCAGCATCGTGCCATCTGTCGCAGTTTCAATGATGTAAGGCTGCGTAATGTCATCGTATTGTGCTGATGGTGCTAGTAATGCCAATGCGCGTACATAGCCTGCCGGTACTGCGTAGCTGAATCCCCATGAATCAGGTGGCGTTCCGGTTTCAACCAGTGAAACGCGCTTAGTCGCAAAGTTCCAAGGATGCATTTCCAGCAGCGTATCTCTGGCAATCGGGTAGAACCGTGCCGCCTGTTCTGCCTGTGCCGAACCTTCAGGTGGGTAAATGCTTGAAACGTTAGCCGTACTGCCTAACCGTGATAATGCCAGATTTACAATGTCAACGGCTGATGCCAAGATAGTTCCCCTTTCAATCTTTACAAGAAGCCCTCGTTAAAAGACTGCTTGTAAAAACAGGCCACCGAAGCAGCCTATTTTATTTACTACGCTGCTTCGCTTTCTGTTTGTTCGCCTTCAGCCGTTGCCTTTTGAGCTTTTGCTTCAGCGATTTCAGCTTCAAGTTTAGCGATGCCCCAAGTTTTAGCTACACCAGGAATCCCCAAAGATTTAGCCAATTCAATCAGCGCATCTTTATCACCAGAAGCAGCGCCGGTGTTTGCAGGCACATCTTTTACTACCTGCATCCACTTACCTACTTTGGTGCTGTCGGTAATTGAGAACTCTGAACCTGCGCGTCTACGTGAACCACCGTAGAAACCATCTGCTATTGCTTTAACTAATTTAGGCATCACTTAACCCCTTAGATTCCGTTGTCGTAGGCTTTCCACTTCTGAACATCAGTAGTCAGGAAAGCGTTGATTTTGCCTGCTGAAATTGCAGTCGTGCCAGTGATTTGCAGGATGCCCAAATACTGCTCGTAAGCATTGCCTTCCAGTGGCAGTTCCACCGCAAACAGAACAGTACCGGCAGCTAACGTAGTAGTGTTGGTAGTTGTGCTGGTTGCAAATGCAGGTGTTGTGTAGTGGATAGTTGATGTTGTAGTAGAGATTGAAGCTGAATCATCTGAAGCCAGTGCGAACTGAATCGTACCGGTAGATGAACCAACTGCAATACCTGTATCAACGGTCACTACCAGGTAAATATCACCGCCATTACCAACATCACGCGCTTTGGTGAGGTTAATCTGACTGCCGATAAGGTATGTACCTGCCGCACCGGTATTGAGTGCGACTGCATCAGCGATTTCTAAAGTTGCGTCTAAAATCATTTTGATTTCCTCTCTAATTAAATACCGGCTTCAGTGTTGGTGATAGCATCAACTCTGCGGAATGGAATACCCTCAAACATTGTCACTGGTTTGCCGCCTACGGTTTCAGCAGTCAATGTAGATGCTGATACCTTGTTGGCAATCTGACGTTTCAGGAAGCTCAATGTGTTGCGGTTACCGTAGAACACTGGTCTGCAACCGTTCAATGAAGGCAGCAACTCGGTAGCCTGTGACAGCAAATCAATCAGGTCAGGACCAGAGCCAGCGTTCTTAGTCAGGTTTTCAGCGTCAAAGTTGATACGCACTACATAGCGCCAATCACGTACTGACAGACCTACATCCCAACGGTAGTGAGTACGGTAGGCTTCAAAACGACCACCACCGACTGCACCGCCTGAATAGCCAGTTGCGTTTTCTACCGTTACCTGGCCTTTGTCGTTCATTTGCAGACCGACTTTAGAACCTTTAGGGTAGATACCGTGTACTGTGTTTGCGCCCCAACCAATCAGCCAGATAGAGCTGTTGTCTGTACTGTCAGGTGTAGCGGCATCAGTTAAGATGTTTTCACCGTTGGCAGCAGCCTGGTCATTGAAACGTGCTGAGAAACCTACAAATTCTTCAGGTGCAGATGCGTCACCGTAGAACAGTGTTGATGCAAATTCCTGATTCATACCTTCAATGAACGCAGCATCTTCTGACAGACGGAAAGCAGCAGTATTGCCGTTCAAGTCTGCAAGTGCCTTATCCACTTCAGCATAGGCTTCCAACATACCGCAAGCGTCAGTCACTTGTACGGTTGTTGATTTGGTTGGTTGTACGCCGCCGTACAGTTTGCGCCATGTAGGTGCAGGCAAACCGGAACGGATGGTAGTACGGTGACCTGTAGGAAGGTTACCTTCAACCCATACCATATCTTCAAGGATAGGGTTAGTTTGGTTTAAGATTTCAACGATTGATGCAACGTTATCATCAGGGTCTAAACGTTTTGTCAAATCGAGAAGCGTAGGGTTAATTGCGTTTAAAGCAGCCATTTTTTAAATCCTCTCTTTAATTCATATTAGGAAACATACTTTTTGCTAAGTCTTTTGGCTGTGCTGTAGTGCCGCCATTGGCAATCACTAAGCTGTCATCAGAAATAGCACGACCGATTTTTACGAAAGCACGAAATATTGCAGGATGATTACCTAACCCCGTTTCATCAAAAGCCTTCTGCAATTCTTCACCGCCAAATGAATCTCTGGCCTTTTTAGCTATTGCCAGGTTTTCATTGAACTTGTCACCGCCAAATTCCTTGTCAGTTTTAATTTGCTCAACCCATGCATCCTGTGTGCTTTCCCATGCTTGCGCTTGTAGGTCAGCAAACTTCTGTGCCTGCTTAACACCCAAGTCAGCCAGTTTTTGCGCTGCTTCAGGTGAAAGGTTGTTCTCTTTTGCCAGTGTTTTTAAATCACCTGCCAGTTCTTCATCTGCCGTATAACCTTCCGGTAAAGCAAAGTTGTATTCGACTTCGGTTTGCTGGTTCTCAGCAGTCGTTTCTTCGCTAGTGGTTTCCGTAGCTGCTGTTTCGGTCTGCGCTTCTACGTTTTCAGTTGTGGCTTCTGTTGACTGTACGGTTTCAGTTACAACTACTTCATCAGTAGCAGTCTCAGTGTTACCTTGCGCTGCTGTCGTTTCGGTGGTCATTGGTTAATCCTCAAGTAATAATTTAGGATATGTATCACGGCCTACTGCGCTTAACTCAGCGACAATAAATAGGCCGATATTTCTTTCCCCTTCCACAAAATAACCGTTTGAATTACCGGTAAATGTAGAACGGTAGATTGCTGTTCTTTCCAACAAGCGTTTAATAAAACGTCTGCCGGATGGCGTAGATACGACTGCGCGTAAATCTTCAATTTCCTGTTTACGCTTAGTGTCCTGCGCTTTTTCAACTTCATCAGTTGCAGCTTCAGGATTCAGTGGGTCATAGTCTTTTTCTTTTGCCATGTTGAAAGTGTAGAACGTATTTAAAACAGTAAACGCACCCCTAGCCAGGCAATAAAAAAGCCCACCGAAGTGAGCTTGTTAGTTGAACGATTATTTATAACTGCCTGATGTTATACACTACTACAAATATATACAGCACCACCAATGTCACGAGTATAGGCAGTGCCGCAAATCCTGCGTAATAGCCAAATACAGTGGTGATAATGGCTTTTAATGCAAGATAGCCATCAACGGTTAATACGTTCATCAGCTTACGTGCCAAGCGGTTCACTTCTATGCCGCCTTTATCCAATATAGTGCGCGTTGTGTACAAGTCACCTAGCTGTGTAACGCCCAAAATGATTGTTAACGCGATAACGATGAATTGTTCACTCATGCGAATATCCTGTTCGGTGTTTTAGGGAATGTTTCATAAGGCAGAAATGCATCTGTTTCAGCACCACGCAAATTAACGTGCCATCCCTGTACTGCTATATCGTTCTTGTAAACTGTGCCGATTACATCAATGCTGTAACCCTCTAAGCCATCTAATACTGTGTTAGCTTCGGCTTCATCGGTGAATTTTAAGAAGTAGTCCATGATGTTCCTATGCTGTGATTGCTTGCAGCGTTGAGTTCGGCAGGCGTGTGCTGTAGTAGCTTATTTGTTTGATAGTGCCGTTACCATAAGTGGTAGTTGTTGAACCTATATTCATTTGGCTAACTATTGGCAAATTCACGGTTGTATCTGTTTGCAATGTACCATTTTCACTATAAGCAGCATCATTGAGTTTGTAGGCCAATGATTTTTTATATTGTGTATTCGCGGTATTAGCTGTACCGAAAGATATTGAATCAACACCACCTACAGCTATTTGTGCAGACAATCCAACTGATGATGTAATTCTTAATGATATTTGGTTTGTTGTTGTCGTGTCATTACATGACAATGTTCTTAATGCGGCAGTGCTTGGTAATGTAATTGAATTTGCAAAAAATGTTCCTTCATTAGCATTAAACCAACTATAGAAGTTACTACCTTGAATAGTAGCCACATCAACTGTTCGGGTTACCTGACTGCCTGCTGTTGGTATAAAGCTGGTTGCAAATGAACCTATCTCTAATTGTGCATATTGCACTGTCCCTGTCACAGTGAGCGTTAACGTGCCTGCTGTCGGTGTGAATGTTAGCGTCTTGCGTGTAGGGTATGCGCCTGTACCTGTTGCCGTTGCAGAGGCTGTGCCGCTCAATACAATCTGGCCTGTGCCATAGAATGAAATTGTGTGAGCTACTGCTGTGACGGTTACGTTTTGTGTGGCTAAATTTGCACCATCAAGCGTTGCGTTAAGCACCAAGTTCTGACGCTGTTCTTCAATCAGCAAGCCTTTAGGCTGTAGTGTTACAGGGTCATAGTCAAAGCGTGGGCCATAGTAAGCGGCGGCAGAAGGTGCGGCAGCAATATTAAGCACGTATGGGTCTAGTGAGGCTGAATCGCTTACCATTGCACCGAAAGCCTGTATCACATCACCACTGGTTACAATCCTAACACCAGCAGTTTTAGCGCCTGCCGCTGGAGCAGATGTGACGCTGTATCTTGCCCATGTTGAGCTGATTGTCTGTGTGGAATAAGTCGCGCCACTGTCCATCGTCAAGTCAACGTTACCAGTTCCAGAGATTCTACGCAGCCAGATACTGAATGTTTGAGAACCACCCGTTGAGGTATAGCTTTCTAAGAATGTGCCGTTACCTGCTGATGCGTGTATCTGTTCAGCACACACTACACCATTATGGTTAGCGTAATAAACAGGCAATGCTGCGGCATCAGTCCTGCGGTAATCGCCTGCGGTAGAGCCTTGCACGAGTTGTGCGCCCCATGCATAGACTTCATCGCCATTAGTCGCAATACGGATGCCAGCAGTCTTAGCACCAGCAGCAGGGGTTAACGTTGTATCTACCCTAGTCCATCCTGCGGTAATCGCTTTTGTTACCCAAGTAGTGCCGTCTACTGATATATCAATGTTACCTGTACCTGTTTTGCGGTAGAGATAAACGCTGTAGGTATAAGGCACGGCAGATGCGGTGAATGTCTGCAATGCGGTAGAGTTTGCACCTGTCGCTGATAGCGTGTCGGCTGTCTGATAGCCGTTAGGTGCTACTATGCTGTTTGCTGTTGCGGTAACTGTAGTTTTTGACCATGCCGCATTGGTGAAGTCTTCACTGTAAGTCAGCAGGTTAGTCTGTACAAAACTATTGCTCTTTGTCCATGCAGCGTTATCAAATAACTCTGAGTAGCCGAGCAAGTTTTTAACAGTTGTGCTGTTGTAAGTTGATGCTGTTGTGCCTATTTCTAGTTGTGCGCCCCATAAGTAAAGACCTTTTGTATTATCACCAGATGAAATTGTTGCGCCGTTTTCTGCTGTGGCAATATAAAAACCATTACCTGTAGCAGCAGGGGTGTAAGTCAAAATACATCTATAAAAACCATTATTGGCTAAACTAATAGAAGCAGTTGCATTATTACCGACACTAACAACAGTGCCATTGGCTAAATCAAAATAAGCACTTTTGGCTGCCGAAGCATCACCAACAATTATTATTTGAGTTCTTTCAGCAGCTTTAGCATAAACAGAAATAGTGTAAGGAACTAAAGTAACTACAGTGCCATTAACAATTCTTGGCAAAGAGGCCGCAGCAACTTCAACAATTTTATCCACAGTAATGGTTCCGTCTGGAGCAACTATCGTGTTAGCTGTAACAGTAGTGCCTGTCTTTATCCACGCCGAATTATCAAACTGCTCTGAATAAGTCAGCAAGTTATGCGGCGCATAAGCAATCTGCCCTGCACTGTTGGTGATGGTAGCGTTTGAGGTGCGTGAGAAAGTGATGCGATGGTCTAATACACCACTTTGAAAGTATATGCTTAACGCTTCACGTACTGCGCTGGAAACTCTTGTGAGTAACATTACACACCTTCGCGGTAGAAGAATGTTAAGTCAATCGTTCCGGTAATAGTTGCATGCAGACCACCGGAAACACCGCATGGATAAGGATGATAGCCAACACCAGGCGTAATCGTTCCACCTAATGCAGTACCGCCAGAACCACCGGATTTCAGTACCAGTTGACCGCCACTTGAACTGTTTACATAAAAACCCATTACCAGGCCGTTAATGGTAAATACATCACCGGTTGCAGTTAAGTTCTTGGTCTTGCTTGCCACTTCAACGACTGTAGTAGTCATGATTTAATCCTTTATGTTGAGTACCCTTGAAGCCCTTTCATCACATCGGATGCAAGGGTTGATTCATCTGTTTTAACATTACCTAGTTTTGCAGCCATATCAGCCATTTGTGGCATCATTGCCATCTGCTGCTGTTTTTCCTGTTCTGCTGCACGTTGCTGACGGATAATCGCCACTTTGTCATCAGCTACTATGACTGATGGGTCTACCCCTAACCGTTGTGCATAAACGTCTGCATATTGGTCAGCATCAAACTTGTCCAGTATTTCCGGTTTCATCTGCGCGATTGAACCGATGGTCATAGCAAAACGGTCAAGTGAATTAAGTCCGACTAACTGCTGCGCCTGTGCCAATGTAGAAACGAACTCAACCTGTAGATTCTGGCCTTGCAGTTCTTCAGGTGGCTGCGGCAATATTCCTGACTTAAGCATCATGTCAAATGTCAGGTCTATCATCGGGTCTAGCATTTCGTTATGCAGGCGTTCCAATACTGGACCAAGCATCAATAGCTTTTCTTCGTGACGTTCTGCCACTTCAGTAGCAGTAATGCCGGAACGTGTGTCATTGGCTAACATCATGAAAAGGTCGGCATAAAAAGCTGAATCGATGCGCCTTTCTGTCAGCGCAATATCTTCACGCAAGTCACCAAGATTCAATTGCACTTCAAACTGCGTACGAATGCCGCCCTGCTGAGTTGTAGTGTCTACATAAGCAACACCACCTGGCAAACTGTTGACTTCCATGTTCTTCATTGAAGATGGCATCTGTAGCGGTGGTTTGGTCTGGTAGTCTATGGCCTGTGCTTTACGCAGTTCTTTATGCTGCAAGGCTTTAATATCACCCAAGGCTTCCATTGCCGGACTGCTGCCGTAAACATCACCCTGCAATACAAACCAGCGAGGCGCTACACCAGGAAAACGGTCAAATCCTGATTCTCTCAATACGGTCTTGTTGTCACTGGCTGCTTCAAAGTAGCAACTCATGAATGGCTTGTTCTTCGCGTCTTTCTTCGTGTAATCCCTATCGCTACGCGGTTCAATCGCATGAATCACGGTAATCCACTTATCAAGATTGCCACTGGTATATTGGTTCTTTACGCCTACGCTGCATCTGTCTTTGCCAAACTGCTGAACTACCTGCGCTACGGTCATCGGTATTTCACGGTACAAGGTAGATACGCGCTGCTCATGGTCAATAGCCAAAGCATATTCACCGGCAGTCAATGGACTATGACGGATAACATCGTTGAAATTTGGTGATATGAATGATGCTGAAGTACCGTAACCGCCTAGTTCAAAATACATCTGGTGCAATGAATTGTAGGTATTGGAACGCGCAAACACTTCACGCATGATGGTTGATACCTGGTCCAGCCATTCACGAACCGGTGCAAATTCCATCAGGTCACGGTCAGGTGTTGCCAATCTGAACCAAGGCCTAGCCGGTGAAGTCATGCCTGCCATCATCCCTGAAGCCAGCACATTCAATGCGCGTGTGCCTTTGGAATTGATGATATTGTTATGCTTCTTCTTGCCGTTATTGCGGTCAGTATCAAAGAACCTGCCGGTACGCGGCATGATATGGTCGCTGATTTCGCGCCAGTGCGTCATCCATGAACTGCGCTCATTCCATAACGCCTGTTTGCGCTTTAAATAACGCTCTCTTGGTAGTTCGTTGACTGTTGGTTCATCCATTACAGTATTGTCCTTCTGCGGCGCTGCTGAGTGGTTGTACCGGTGTTGTTACCTAATTGAATACTATCAGCTTCAATCGGTGCGTTAGTTGCCAGGCGCATATAGCCTTTATCATTACCAAATACAGCTAAAGGCGCACCGCCTTCTTCACGAAATGAAACATCACCTACCTTGTTTCCTGATAAAGTAGATTCATCTAATTTCACTCCATTTACATCTATCCATATACCAGGTGCTTTGTCATACATTCCAAATCCGATGTAATCACCTTTAACCTGTCCTGTCTGTCCAATTTTGCTTAAATCACCCATGCCTTCAGGTCCGATAGTAGGGATAAAACCTTTAAGCGTACCGTCTTTATCATATTTAAACCTCGTCACTTCACTTGCAAGTGATTGAAGTTTATTAGAGGTCATTGATGGGTACATATTATTTATTGCAGATGACTGTTCACCGTTTGAAATAGCGCCTTTCATACCTGAATATTTTAATTTTGCATCGTTATAAGCATTCATATCGATAGCTAAACCATTTGGTAACCCTTCACCTTGAAGCGTTCCATTTTCAGATATAGTAAATCCTGACTGTTTTTTCTTACCGTCAAGTTGTGGCATATCAGTTACCTAATAGGCTATTTTTGCCTAGTTGAGTAGTAGGTACTATGTCACCGTTTGCACCGGTTAGAATGGTACTTGAATTTCCTGCTGTAGCCATTCTGTTCTGCGCCGCATTACGCTGAATGAATATATCCTGGTCAGGGGCTTTGCTTGCTTGCGGCATAGGGATAGGTGGTGGTGCTTTCGGAATGCTAGGTTTGCTGAATAATCCGCACATGATTCAATCCTTTTCATAGGTTGAATTGATTGTACTGAACTACGGATTGAGTAAACGCACCCTATGCGTAAGGGTCATATTCGCGCTGATTAGAGTGGCTTGAACGATGCGCCAAGTGTTCTATTGCAGTCTTAGGCTTCGGTGTTACCTGATAGGCAAACGTTAAAGCAAGTGCATCAGCAAGGTCAGGACTACCGCCGCCCTGCAAACGCTTCTTGATTTCATCCTTAGATTCCAAGCAACGTCTACCTGCTGCGTCATACCAGTAGATAGGTGTTGATACTTCCTGCTTCAGTATCGGGTCATTCGGAATTGAACCGCCTTCTTTCAACCATTCAGCCATTTCAATCCACATTTCTGAACGCTTATTGATAAACAGTTTTTCTTTTGTGGCCTTGCCGCCAAACGCCACTTCAACCACTTCATGATTAAGCTGTCGCAGACGGTCAATCACACCTGCACCTGCGCCACTATCGATAAACACCGCGTCAGGTTGCCAATCATATATCTCAGTCGCAATACGCGCCGCCAAATCCATGTTATTCATGCCGCGAAATACCAGAGGTACAAATGCCTGCAAGCCCTGGCGCTTAAATATCACGGACCTATCATCACCAAACCTGGCAGGGTCTACGCCCATAATCTTGGGCGCAAAACTAATATCACTGCTGTTATAAATACGTTTGGCTGCTGATTCTGCATCTGATAGTGAGATTAACTGATTGTCACCGGCTGCACTAAAGTCACATAGATACTCACGCGCAAATGAGGTTTCACTCATATCACGCCGTAGACGTTCTACTTCATCTTCATCAATTGCGGCAGTATCATATACGGTATATCTTGCAGCGTACCAACCAGGCAATTCACTGGCCTTGAAGTACAGTTCTGAGAACAGGTTAATACCGGATGGCGTACCGATAAACATTGCCCATCCCTTGCGGTCAGACAAGGCAGGCTGCAATACGTCATTCCAAATCTCAGGTTTAATCTGCGCCACTTCATCAAGCACCGCACCATCAAGCCTAACACCGCGCAATGCATCAGGATTGTCAGCACCAAATATGCGGATAACTGCGCCGTTATGCTTGAACTTGACTGAGCCATCCACTTCACTGATTTCAACCGCATTAACGATACGCAACGGCTCTACTTTCTGTTTAAGCCTGGCCCATGCAATAGCTCTCGATTGCTTCAGGTAAGGTGAAACGTAGACAAAGAAACCAAGTTCTTTTGTGAACTTCAATGCTTCATTCAATAGTTCCATCAAAGCCAGTTCTGTTTTACCGGCCCTTCGGTGCAATGCCAATACTGTAAAACGCTGCTTTTTAATATGGCATTGCTTCTGCCAATCACGCGGAAAGTAGTTCAAGCGTATTTCTTTACTTGCCATCTGAATTTGGAACTCCGGTTTGAACAGTTAAATTGAATGAGCCTTCAACCTCAGTTTTGTCTGTAAACAGTTTCAAATGCTTTCCTAGCAACTCAGCACCTTTTAATACAGCGCCACTATCAAATTTAAACTCGCCAGTAAACATTCTGTTTTCACCTGTGCCTTCATATATCGGTTC